GAAGGCGAAGAAGTCGAGTGGGTTGTCCAGTATGAAGACGGCCACATCGAGAGGGGCAGGTTGCGCTACTCGGGCGAGATGAAGTCCCTCCCCGTCGGTGACTCGGCGACGTGGGAGCGGAGGATCGGCCCGATCATGATCCCCCTCACCCCCTTCACCGAGGGTCCCGTCCACGTGCTCAGGTGGGGGAAGGGTGCCTGAGCATCCCCTGACCCGGTGGGTACGCACCGCATTCGAGCGGATCCCGCCGGGGAGGGTGGTCAACAGCATCGAGTTCCACTGCACCCTCATGGATGTCATCAAAGAGGAGGATCCAGACCTTGTTTCTCGAGTTCGGGACGAAGTCACCGCCGGTCACGGTGAAGACTCCCAAGCCGCACCACCCAGATCAGGGGACGATGTTTGCTCCTGACGTGGACACCACGTACGCCACGTCCGAACACCCCATGACCATGACCATGGCGATCAGCCTCTACCGGATGCCTCGCCAGAAGTGCGATGCCTGCGGCCAGCGGAGGGTCTGCTACTACATCGGCCTCGGGTCGACCCTCCGGGGCCCGACCATGTGCGCCCGCTGCTCGGGTATCCGGTGAGCGGGATCGCCCTGTTCGACGAGCCGCCCCGCGTCTCGGTCAAGGGGATCAAGGAACTTCGGAACGGCCTCCTGCTCGGGATGGCTGTCATTTCCCGCAGGGTAGGCGAGTACGCTGATGGGGAACTGACCGGGATTGTGCTTGTTGAGGACGGCTCGGTGACCACATTGTCGCTCTCCACCTTCGTCCTCGACTGGAGGTACAGCGCCGAGACTGACCAGTGGATCGACGTCAGCATGCCCAAACCTGATCCGACTGACATCGAGACGTAGTTGCTCGTGGTGTAGTCTCCGTGGTACAACTGCATACGGGTTCGCTGGCTCCCCCTTCTCTTGGTTGACCTCCGAGGCTGGTCGAGTCGCTCGTAGCCCCGAATGGACGGGTCGCTCTCTTTGTAGAGCGACCCGTCTTTCTCGTTCAGGAGGATCTCATGGCCGACTTGCTCTGGGTCAGGATCAGGACTGGTATCCATCACGTGACGCGGCATGCCGTTCGTTTCGACGACTCGACATCCACGATGTGTGGACTCGAGGTCACCGAGGAGGACGAGACTGTCGACCGGATCTCGATCACGGACGACGTCTGCAACAACTGCCTTCGCATTCTCGGTGAACGGGTGGACGTGGAGCCCGAGCCGATCCCGTCCCCCATGGAACGGGTCGCTCTCTCCCGGGACGACGAGTGAGCAAGTTCTACTGCACGTCAGAGAAGCATTTCGACTCCTCGCATCTCGATCCAGCCTGTGGGACCTACGTTCACGGCCACCGCTTCTGGGTGAAGGCCACCGAGCAGGGCACCGACGCGGGGGTCAGGTCTGACCTACCCGCTGATCTACGGAGCGTTCTACTCGAGCTGGACGTTCATCCCCTCGGCGACATGCTGATTGGAGGGGCCCAGACTCTGCCGGGGATCGCCGCATGGATCATGGAGCGTCTCCTGTCACGTAGGCCACGTCTGACCGAGGTCGAAGTTTGGATCGACGCTGACTACCACGTGGGCGTCGTCAGGGAGATCCGGTGAGCAACAACCGCTACGACTACGACGCCATGGAGCGCGTTTACGTCTCGAGCGACGTGAGCCTGCGCGAGATCGCTCGCCAGTTCGACGTCCACAACCACTCCCTGATTTCGATCCAGTCCAAGAAGCGTGAGTGGGCCCGTAAGCGGCAGGAGTTCCAGTCGCGGGCCACCGAGCACGCCGAGTCTTTGATGGCCTCCTCCGAGGGTCGCAAGCTGGCCCGCGAGGCCGAGGTCCGCGACCACGCCATCGACGCCATCGACGAAGCGATCATGAAGATGCGCGAGGACATGAAGGGCACCCGGAAGGTCTTCCGCGCCAACGAATGGATCGAAGAGCCCCTCGTGGTGATCAAGCCGCAGGACGTGGCCCTTTTGATTGACCGGCTTCAGGTCCTCTTCGGGAAGCCGAGCGCCATCACCGAGGAGCGTTCCCTTGGAGTCAGCCTCTCTGCCACTGGATCCCTCGGGCCTGACATTCTCCGAGGCATTGTCGAAGCAACTCGCGGGCTCGTCCCCGGAGACGCTGGTGAGTCTCCGCTCCCACGCATTGGTGGCCCTCGCAAGAACTGATGGGCCAGAGGCGGTTTTCGCCTATGGCGAACTGGTCTTCGGGTACGTTCCCTCGGCGCATCAACGCAAGATGGTCGCTGAGACCCTCGATGCGATGTCCCGCCGCGAGAACGAGATCTACCTGTTGCCCCGGGGTGGGGCGAAGACCACGTGGGACAACACCATCCTGTGTAGCTGGCTGGTGGGGAAGTACCCAGATCTCCGCATCGCTATGGTCTCCAACACCGACACGCAGGCCAAGGACTTCTCCCGGGCCATCAAGTACACGGTCGAGAGCAACCCCCTGCACCGCGAGGTCTTCCCAGACAGCAAGCCCTCTCCGGCGAAGTGGACGGACAAGGAATGGCTGGTCGCTGGCTCGCGCTGGCATACCTCCAAGGACGTCACGATGTTCGCCGTCGGCGTTGGCGGCGCGATCATCAGCAAGCGCCTCGACCTGATCCTGATGGACGACATCCTCGACGAGGAGAACACCCAGAGCGTCGATCAGCGGCAGGCGGTCGAGGTCTGGTTCAAGAAGACCCTCAAGCCGTGCCTCTCCCCCGATGGGGTGGTGGTCGCCATCGGGACCCGATGGGGCGAGGAAGACCTGTACGAGATCTTCATGAAGCCACTCGCCGATGGCGGGATGGGCTGGCGTAGCCACGTGGTCTCCGCGCTCACGGAGGGTCCTGATGGTCGGCTCGTTTCGTACTGGCCTGAATACTGGTCGGTTGATCGACTGCTCAAGGAGAAGGACGAGATGGGCTCTCCACTCTTCTCCTGCGCCTACCAGAACGACATCAGCGGACTCCTCGAGGGCAACATCTTCCATGGGCCCTTCACCCACTTCGACGTCCTCCCTCCCGGGAAGTGGCTCCTTCGGATGGGAGTCGACCTCGCTTCCTCCGTCCGCGAGCGAGCCGACTACACCGCTCGAGTGACCACGGCCGAGAACCTCGAGACGGGTGACTTCTTCGTGCTCTCGGCCTATCGCGACAAGCGCGAGTCGCACCACACCGAGTTCGTCCACGACGGCTGGCTGGCCTATCCGAACATCAGCATGGTGATCGTGGAGACCAACCAGTTCCAGTCGACTCTGGTCCAAGAGGTCATGGAGACCTACCCCAAGATCCCCATCGAGGGCAAGAAGGCGGACGTCGACAAGACGACCCGCGCCCGGGCGGTGGCCGCGAAGTACGAGGCCCACAAGGTCTTCCACCACTCCTCCCTCAAGGGATCGGCGTTCGAGGTCGAGCTGCTGTCCTTCCCCAAGGGCCACGACGACTTCGTCGACGCCCTCGGGTACTCGATGGACCTCGGCGGGCAGGAGTTCTTCTACGGCAGCCTGAAAGTGAGAACAGCCTGATGGCACCGTTCAAATGCCCAGATTGCAACGTGTGGTGGGTCGGGCCCGAGCATCGGTGCGCCCAGCCTCAGGTGGGGCCCGGAACGAATGCCCCCATGGAGGTCCCGTGGCGCTGGACTCCCTTCGTTCCAGCTCCGATTACGAGCGGGATGGTGACCGAATGCACCTGCTTCATGAAGGGACGTACCCTCCCCGAGGTGGTGCTCTGCCCCGTCCATGACATCACGACGGTCCTCTACACGGGGAACGCGTGATGCTCCAGTGGGATGAGCCCTCTGAGCTGGAGTTCCGCGACGGGAAGCGGACGGTCCCGCCGTACATCGCCCATCTCCTGACCGGGATCGAAACGTACCGCCTCACCTACGACGAGGCCATCGCTGCCGCCAACAAGAAGCTCGAGTCCGACTTCATCAACGCCCAGCAGGACAAGATCCTTGCGGCGCACTTCAAGGAGCCGCGCTGATGGCCTTGTCACCCCCGAAGGTTCGCGGAACCCTGACGACTGCTGCGGGCCGGAACGCCCTGAGGAAGTCGCTCTATGGGTATCGCACCTCGCCCAAGAACCTCCCGAGAGGCAGCGCCACGCTGGCCTATCAGAACAAGGGTCGGGCATCGAAGTCGTCTGCAGCCCTGTTTCGCAACTGGGCCGAGCACTCTGAGTGGATCCGCGCCGCGATCAACATCCGCAAGACGCAGGTGTCCTCGGCGGAGTGGGACATCGTCCCATTCGACTCCACCCTCGAGTACAGCAAGCCGCTCCAGAAGGAGCTGCGGGCTCTGTTCAACCAACCCAACCTGATGGTCGAGTCGTTCCGCTCGTGGATCGAGCCGATCATGGAGGACGTCCTTGTCCTCGACGCTGGCGTGATCGAGAAGGAGCGGACCCTCGATGGTTCTCTGGTCTTTCTACACGCCGCCGATGGCGGCCTGATCAAAGTCTCGACGATCTGGGACGGGGATCCTGATGAGAACCGTTACTGGTTCTGCCCGACTCCGACCTACGAGGTCCCCTTCAAGAACCGCGACATGGTCTACATCATGGCGAACCCCCGCACCTACTCGGTGATGGGGCTTTCGCCACTCGAGACCCTGAAGCTGACCATCGACGCGGAGCTGAACGGCTCCCAGTACAACACGCGACAGGTCACCAACGCCGCACCTGACGGGATGCTCGACCTC